AGCCTTCGCGGGGCAACCAAGCGAATTAGGCTAACTGCATTTGCGGCTGAGACAGATGATGGGGCGGACGGCATAACGTCGCTGGTGGACGGTTTCACAACGGGTTTACGCGACGTTTTGAATGGTAACGGCGGCGAATATCAATACATGGCTTGGGCGTGACGTAGCGCTGCGCCGTCTTAATTATAGGTGAGGACTCCATGCATAAACTAATTGCAAAGTTTCAATTTACAAAAGCGCTGGACGAAACTGGCGCCTTTGAGGGCTACGCCGCCATTTTTGGCAACGTAGACCTGGGCGGCGACGTGATCGAGCCCGGCGCCTTTAAGGAATTTGCGCACACGCAGGACGGCAAGGTGCTTGTCTTGCTAATGCACAACTCTTTCGAGTTGCCCATTGGCACCGCGGAAGTGTCGCAGGACGATACCGGGCTGCGCTTCAAGGGCGCGCTAGTCATGGATGACCCGACCGCGCGCCGCGCGCACGCGCACATGAAGGCTGGCACGCTCACGGGCATGTCAATCGGGTATGACATCCTCCCGGGCGGCGCCGAAGTGCTCGAAAGCGGCGTGCGCAAGCTGTCCGCGCTCAAGCTGTGGGAGATTAGCCCCGTTATTTGGGGCATGAATCCGAAAGCGCAGATTGACGCTGTGAAGGCCGCTGCGCAGATCAAAACCATAACCGATTTTGAACGCTTCCTACGCGACGTAGGGGGCTTCTCACATTCGCAGGCAAAGGCGCTCGCGGCCTGCGGATACAAGGGGCTTAACAGTCCGCGCGACGTGGACGACGTTACGGCAGCCTTGAAGCGCACAGCGGAAACGTTAAACAGCGTTTCTGTACCATCAACAGACTGAGGTTAAGCAAATGGAAAAAGAGATTGAAGCAGCGCTAAAAGGCGCTGAGGCTGCCGCGCGCAAGGTTGCCGAGGACGTAGCGGGCTATACCGCAAAAGCGTCCGCGGAAATTAAGGCGCTCGGCGTAATCCAGGCGGAAACGTCCGGCAAGCTGGGTGAATTGCTGACACAGGGCACGAAGAACGCCGAGGCTATCAGTGAAGCCCGCGCGCGTCTGCTGGCACTGGAACAGGCCGGCGCCCGCAAGCCCGTGGAAGGCGACGACCGCGAGAAGTCAGCCGGCCGCATGGTGATTGAATCCGCCGAGTTTAAGGCGCTTCGCCCCCACCAAAAACACATGGACCCCGTTTCCGTGGGGAATGCGTTTCAGCGCAAGACCGCTATCGTCAACGCTACCGGCCTGAATCAGCCGTTAGTGCCGGCTGAGCGTCTGGCGGGCATCGTCGGCCCGGGCCTGCAAGTGCTCACCATGCGTGATTTGATCCCTGTCATCGGGACCGGCTCCAACATGATTGAGTTTTGCCGGGAACTGTCATCCGACATGGAGGCGTCGCCGCAGTATTCCAGCCCTGATTCGGAAAACGTGCCGAAGAAGGAGAGCGCGCTCACGTTTGAACTGGCGAATGAGCCCGTCGTAACTGTGGCGCACTGGATTCCGGCCAGCCGGCAGGTGCTTTCGGATAGCGCCATGCTCGCCGGTTACATCGACACACGCCTGCGCTATGGCCTGGCGCTGACTGAGGAAGATCAGATTCTTAACGGCACGGGTGCCGGCGGGGATTTGAATGGCCTTATCGGTCAGGCGGCGGCCTATGCGGGCGCCGTGTCAGGTGATTCGGACATTGACACGCTGTTGCGTGCCATGAATCAGGTTGCGCTTTCGGGTTACGTGCCCACGGCGCATGTGCTGCATCCGACAAGCTGGACTAACATCCGGCTGGTGAAGGACAGCACGGGCCGCTACATTTTCGGTGATCCACAGTCCAGCGCGGCCCCGCAAATGTGGGGCTTGCCTGTCCGTGCCACGCAGTCTATTGCCGCCGGTTCATTCCTGACGGGCGCTTTCATTCAGGGCTGCACCCTGTTTGACCGTGAGGATGCGACCGTGCGTGTCGCCGAGCAGCATGCGGACTTCTTTGTCAAAAACATGGTGGCCGTACTCGCCGAGGAACGCCTGGCGCTGGTGGTGTATCGCGGCACGGCGTTTGTGACCGGCACGCTGTAAGCATTCCTCCGAAGCAGTAACTTAGCCATTAGTGCGGCATGCGGGCCGCAGGATTTTTTGCGGCCCGCATTTTCTTAATGCCACTTATGAGGCGCCATTAAGAAAATGGACAAACGCACCGTGCGCGTTGTGACGCTGCGCCAATTTAACGACCGCCGCGTGCGCCTGCAACCGGGCCGCCGCCTATATATGCCCGCAGAGAAGGCGCACCGCTTGATAGCACAGCACAACGTCCGCCTGCTGGCGGCGCCCAAAGCGACGCCGGCCGCGGTAATTGCGCGCGGCGCCGGCTTCCCGGTTAACCCGTACTCCACTATCGGGCGGGTATGGGAAGGGGAAACGGCCGTGATTATTGGCGGCGGCCCGAGCTTGACGCGCGACGACGTGGAGTATTGCCGCGGCAAGGCACGCGTCATCGCCATCAACAACACGTACCTGCTGGCACCGTGGGCTGACCTTATCTACTTTGCAGACGCGCGCTGGTACTCATGGCACAAGGCGCGCGCCGAGTTTAAGGCGCTGCGCGGCCCGCTGGTGACGCTTGAGAACGTCGGACTTCCGAAAGCGGACGCGCGCGTGCACTGTCTGCGCGTCGGCCGTCCGCAAGGACTGTCCACGAAGCCGGACACGCTGCACACGGGCAGCAATAGCGGGTTTCAATCCGTGAATCTGTGCTACCTGGCGGGCGTGCGACGCATTGTGCTGCTGGGTTTTGACATGCGTGCCGTCAATAAGCGCACGCACTGGCACCCGGGGCACCCGGTGCGCACGCCTGAGACAGTATACGCGCGGCTCATGGTGCCGCGGATGAAAACGGCCCTACCGCAGCTACACGCCGCGGGCATCGAAGTTATTAACGCAACGCCGGGCAGTGCGCTGCGCCTTTTTAAAATGGGAACACTACAAAATGCGCTTAAAGCTGATTGAGTCCCCGACCGACTACCCGATAACGCTCGCGCAGGCGCTTGAGCACTGTCGCATCACGGAAACAACCGAGGACACCTACGTAACGGTGCTTATTGGCGTAGCGTGCGAATATGCGCAGTCGCGCACGGGCCGCGCCATCGGCGCGCAGACGTGGGAACGCGCATTCGATTGCTTTCCGTCACAAATTGAACTGCCCAACGTGCCACTTATTGACGTGGTGAGCGTCACATATACAGACCCGGACGGCGTGGAAACGATCCTTGCGGCGGATATGTACACCGTGGACACGCACAGCCTCACGCCGCGCATTGTGCTGGCGTATGGTGAAGCATGGCCGTCCGCGCGAGCGCAGGTAAACGCCGTCATTGTCCGGTATACCTGCGGCTATTTTGCGGACCCGGGCAGCCCGGCGTCGCCGCCCGAGGCGGACCAGGCGTTGCCGAAGCGCATGCACCAAGCGCTTTTGATGTTAATTAATGAAATGTATGACACGCGCACGCCTGACCCGGCGAAGCTGGACGGCGCGTTTATGGGCGCCATCGACGCCCTGTTGCGCCCGCTTCGCGTGGACATCTGGTAGTGCTACTACTTCTGCAAAACCTATTGAACCTGGCGGCGCTGGGCGCGCGTTGGCCGCGTTCGCGCACGCCTGGCCTGAACGCTAACAAGCTGGATCGGCTTGTGGTGATCGAATCCGCGACGCTGACCCGCGACAGCACGGGCGAGCCAATCCCGACATGGGAAGAACTCGCGCAGGTATGGGCGGAATGGGTAGACACGGCGGGCGCGGAGCGTTTCGCGGATCGGCGCATCGAGGCGCACACGGGGCCGCTGATTCGCATCCGCTGGCGCACGAACATTGATGAAAAGATGCGCATTGTGGATGGCGTGGGCGGCCCTGTTTATGGCATTGAACACATCGCGGAGATTGGCCGCAACGCTGGCTTAGAAATTCGTTTAAGCGGGCCCGAATGAGGACAAGCATCAAATTAGAGGGGCTTGACGAGCTCATAAAGGGCATTCAGGACTTTGACACAAAGGCGCGTTTTCGCATCGTGCGCAATGCTTCGCGCGCGGGTGCCAACGTCGTCAAGCGCGCGCTAAAAGCCGCCGCCCCCAAGGGGAAAGAGCGCAGCACAGC